GCCGCCTCTGACGCCGGAGCGGTGGGATTGACGCCCCCCCTCGAAAAAACGCCCCTCGTGTCTTTGTTGCTACTCGTGGGGGTCCAAGACATTCCAGCGATTTCCGCGTCTGCGCGGTGCCGCGCTGCGCGTGGGCGCGAGAATCGCCGGGCAATTTCAGAAAAGCTGCGGTTTTGCGGGGCGGGCAGCTCCGAAAGTACTCTTTTCCTTTTTTCCTCGGTTCGGGCGGCTCGTCCGCCCGTCCCGCAAAGCCGCAGAAGAATGCCTCAGGCTGGTCAGCCGAAGGCCTGCGCTGGATGCGCGGGGTATTGAGGTAGGCTGGCTGGCCTGAGGCGGGCGCGGTGTCCGAATCGGGCACAGGAGGTGGTAAGCGTGGCAGAAGAAAAACGTCCGAATTATGAGCGGCGGAAGGACTATCGCGAACTCCGGCAGTCGATGCTGCAGAACCTGGTTGAAAGGGATCTCGACGGTGATGTGTACCGGGATAAGGTGCAGGAATATATGGACTTCTGGGTGAGGCGGCAGGAGCTGCGGGACGACATCGCCCGGCGCGGGCTGACCGTCACGGATGACCGGGGGCGGCTGATGGAAAACCGCAGCGTGTCGCTGGAGATCCAGGTCTCCCGCCAGATGCTGGCGATCTTCACCACGCTGGGCTTTAAGGAGGACGCTCCGGCGGCTGCCGCCCGGGGCGATGACGACGATGAGCTGTGAGATCCCCGCGGAGGTTCTGCGCTATATCGAGATTGTCGAGTCCAATAATCCCCGCGCCTGTCCTGAGCAGCACGCACTGGTGGCGATGATCCGCCGCGTGTTCGACACGGAGGACATCTACGTAGACACGGAGCAGTTGCGCCGGTACCTGAGCCTGCTGCGCTACTTCCCTTATGAGCGGCTATTCCCGTGGGAGGAGTTTCTCCTCGCGCTGTGGGACTGCACCTACCGAGTCGACGGGCGGCCACGGTGGAAAAAGCTGCTCTGCATGGTGGGGCGCGGCGCAGGAAAGGACGGCTTCATCGCCTTTGATGGCGCGTGCTCCATCTCCCCTTACAATCCCGTAAAGAACTACAACGTGGACGTGTGCGCCAACAACGAGGAGCAGGCGGTCACGCCGGTGAAGGATCTGTCCGAAGTCCTTGAATCCCCTAAGTGGGAGTCAAAGCTCAACCGGCACTACTACCACACCAAGGAGATGGTGCAGGGTCGGAAGAACAAGGGCGTGATGAAGGGGCGTACCAACAACCCGAAGGGGCGGGACGGTATGCGCTCCGGCAAGGTCGTCTTTAACGAAGTCCACGCCTTTGAGAACTACAACAACTACAAGGTTTTCATCACCAGTCTGGGCAAGGTCGGACAGCCGCGCATCGGAATGTTCACATCGAACGGCGACGTGTCTGATGGCCCGCTGGATGACTTCATAGCTCAGGGGCGGCGGATCCTCTTTGAGAACGAAGCGGAGCCGGAGGGCGGCTATCTCCCGTTCATCTGCTGCCTGGAAAACCGGGAGCAGGTCAATGACCCGGAGAACTGGTTCATGGCGAACCCGTCGCTGTCCTATGTCCCGCACCTGCGTCAGGAGATCGAAGAGGAATACGCGGACTGGCTGGTCAACCCGGAGCAGAACGGAGACTTCTTGACAAAGCGGATGGGCATCCGCGCCGGCCAGCTGGAGATCAGCGTGACGGACTATGCCAAGGTCAAGGCGACCAACCGGCCGCTGCCGGATCTCCGCGGAAAGTCCTGCGTGGCCGGCATCGACTACGCGGAAATCAACGACTGGGCGAGCGTCAATCTGCACTTCCGTGTGGGCGCACAGCGGTTTGACATCAACCATTCGTGGGTCTGCCTGCAGAGCCGGTCGCTCTCCCGCATCGTCGCCCCGTGGCGAGCTTGGGCGGAGGCGGGAAAACTGACGGTGGTGGATGATGTGAGCATCGACCCCAACCTCCTGGCGGACTACCTAAAGGAAATGGGCTTAAAGTACAACATCGTCAAACTGGCAATGGACCACTTCCGCTGGACGCTGGTGAGCGACGCCATGCGGCGCATCGGCTTTGACGCCAGGGACAAGAACCGCGTGAAGCTGGTCCGACCCAGCGACATCATGCAAGTTGACCCGGTGATCCAGGAATGCTTTGACCGCGACCAGTTTACATGGGGCGACAACCCTCCCCTGCGCTGGTCGGTAAACAATACCAAGCGAGTACGCAGCGGCCAACGTGCCGGTACGAATACAGGAAATTTCTATTACGCCAAGATCGAACCGAAGAGCCGGAAGACGGACCCGTTCATGGCTCTGGTGGCATCTATGACTGAGGAGGCGGTGCTTGGCACCGGCGAGCCGGTAAAGCTGCCGCCCATCGGCGCGATCCGGCTATAGGAGGTGGGCAATGGCACTTAATTTTTGGAAGTGGCTCGCCGGAGGTAAGGCTCGTTCTCCCACCACGGTGGAGATTACGTGCCGCGATCTTCTGGCAGCGGCGCAGGAATTCCAGCTGCGGGACACCTGCTTCTGGATCTGCGCGAACATGATCGCCAACGCCGTCGGGCGCTGCGAATTCCGGACGTTCCGGGATGGCAAGGAAGTTCGAGAGCGCGAACACTATCTCTGGAACGTGGAACCGAACGTAAACCAGAACTCCACGGCGTTCCTGCACAAGCTGGTCGCGAAGCTGCTGGTGGACAATGAGGCGCTGGTCATCGGTACCCGGCAGCGGGAGGGTTATGACGCGTTGGTCGTAGCGGACAGCTATATGACCGGCGGCAGCTATCCCAGCAAGCAGAATGAGTACACAAGCGTGCAGGTAGGCGATGTGTCCTACGAGAAGACCTTCCGCGAGCGGGAAGTCCTGCATCTTACGCTGAACCACGTGAATATCAAGCCGGTGCTGGATGGCCTGTACGGCTCCTACGTGCGGCTCATCAATGCCGCCATGCGGCGGTATGCGTGGGACAAGGGGCAGCACTGGAAAGTTCACGTGAGTCAGCTGGCCTCCGGCGCGGATGACTTCACACAGAAGTTCTCGCAGATGATCGAAGAGCAGGTAAAAACCTTCCTCGACTCTGATGGCTCTATCCTGCCGGAGTTTGACGGCTACGCCTACACAAGCGAGGGCGGTAAGGCTGCTGTAGAACTGTCGGACATCCAGAGCCAGATGAAGGACATCTTCGCGTTCACGGCGAAGGCGTTCCAGATTCCGGCGGTACTGGTGGATGGCAGCATCCAAGGCACGGAGGACGCGCAGGGCAGATTCCTGACCGGCTGCATCGATCCCATCTGCGATCAGCTGCAGGAGGAAATCAACCGCAAGCGGTACGGCTACGACCGGATCCAGCGCGGCGACTATCTCCGCATTGATACCAGCAGCATCCGCCACTTCGATATGTTCGCCAACGCGGTGAACGTGGAGAAGCTGGTCGGCTCCGGCGTGTTCTCCATCAACGAGGTCTTGCGGGCGGCAGGTTTGCCCGCCATCTCGGAGGATTGGGCGGACAAGCACTATCTCACGAAAAATATTGCAACGCTGGGTTCGGAGACCTCTGTGCTCGGCGGTGCGGAAGGAGGAAACGCATGAGGAAACCCCTTTGGGAAATCAAGCAGGCTGCGGAGGGCACCCTGCAGCTCTACATCTACGGTGACGTAGAAGGCGAGGAATTCGATTGGGAGAGCTGGCGGTACGTCCAGAGCGACAACAGTGCGGAGCACTTCCGCGAAGAGCTGGCGAAGCATCCCGACGTGTCGCGCATCGAGATCTACATCAACAGCTACGGTGGCAGCGTCTTTGAAGGCACGGCGATCTACAACCAGCTGAAGCGTCATCCGGCGCGGAAGGTGGTGCACGTGGACGGCTTCGCCTGTTCCATCGCCTCCGTGATTGCCATGGCGGGCGACGAGGTGATCATGCCGCGTAACACCCTGATGATGATCCACAACATGTGGATGTGCGCCTGCGGCAATGCCACGGAGCTGCGGAAGGCGGCGGATGACCTGGACGTCATCAATGCTGCGGGGCGGCAGGCGTATCTGCAGAAGGCCGGCGACAAACTGACGGAGGAGCGTTTGTCGGAGATGATGGACGCGGAAACGTGGCTGACCGCTGAGCAGTGTGTTGAGCTCGGTCTCGCGGATCGCCTTGCCGACACCGACGCTGACATGAGCGGCGCGTCCACCATCCTGCAGAAGATGAACGCCGGCATGGAGCAGCATCTCCGGTATCAGAAATCGCTGGCGGCGCAGCTCCGCGACTTGGCAGCGGCACCCTGGGTGCCTGCGCCCAACAAGGAACCCCAGGGCGGCGGAAGCCCTGAAAAAATCAACAAAGTTCTCGGACTGTTTTCTTGAGAATCGAAAGGAGAAAAAGAATGAACAACAATGACATTCGCACCCGCGAGGAACTGCGGCAGGCTCTCCAGCAGGCGGCCGTCTCCGGCGACACCGGCGCATTCTCTTCCGTTCTGGACGAGATGATGCAGCGCATCGGTCTGGACATCCAGGCCGAGTACGAGCAGCGGTTTGATGACCTGCGGCAGGAAGTCGATTCCCGCATCCTTGCCCAGCGCGGCGCGCATCAGCTGACCACGGAGGAGCGTGCCTACTATCAGAAGCTGGGCGCGGCCATGAAGTCCTCCGACCCCCGGCAGGCCGTCACCGGCCTGGACGTCGCCCTGCCGAAGACCGTCATTGACTCCGTATTTGAGGAGCTGCAAACCGCTCATCCTCTGCTGAGCCGCATTAACTTCCGCGCTACCGGCGGTGCCGTGGAGATCATGGTGAATACCAATGGCTTCGAGGAGGCCGCCTGGGGCGATCTGTGCGACGACATCGTCAAGGAGCTGACGGCCGGTATTAAGAAGATCCCCACCACGCTGCTGAAGCTGTCCGCATTTCTGCCGGTCTGCAAGGCCATGCTGGAGCTCGGGCCCGAGTGGCTGGACAACTTCGTCCGCCAGACCCTGTACGAGGCGCTGAGCAACGGCATGGAGGGTGGTGCCGTGGCCGGCGACGGCAACAAGAAGCCCATCGGCATGACCCGTCAGGTGGGCGACGGCGTCACCGTGACCGGCGGCGCATACCCTGAGAAGGCTGCTATTAAGGTGGACGACCTGTCTCCTCACACCGTGGGCAACCTGCTGTCTATCATGGCGGCGGATCCCAATGGCAAGCCCCGCCAGGTGCGCGACGTGATCCTGCTGGTGAACCCCCAGGACTACCTGCAGAAGGTGATGCCTGCCACCACGCTGATGGCCCCGGACGGCACGTATCGCAACGACGTCCTGCCCTATCCCATGAGCGTGATCCAGACGGCCGCCCTGCCTCGCGGTAAGGCCGTGATGGGCCTCGGCTATCGTTACCTGGCCATGGCGGGCACCTCCCCCGAGGGCCGCATCGAGTACAGCGACCACTACCGCTTCCTGGAAGACGAGCGCGTCTACCTAATCAAGGCCTACGCCAATGGTATGCCTCTGGATAACAACGCCTTCCTGGTGCTGGACATCTCCGGCCTGACGCCTGCCACCTACAAGGTGACGCAGGTAGATCCTCCCGCAGCGTCTACCGATGCCACGCTGACCGCTCTGACCGTGGGCGACCTGGCTCTGACCCCCGCGTTCGCCTCCGGTACGCTGACCTACACCGCGACCACTACCAGCGCGTCTGATGTGGTGACCGCTGTGCCCGGCAACGCTGCGGCTGCCATGAAGCTGACCGTGAACGGCACCGAGATCGACAACGGCACCGCCGCCACGTGGAAGACCGGCAGCAACACCCTGCAGGTCGTTGTGACTGCCGCTGACGGCACCACCACCAAGACCTACAAGGTCACCGTCACCAAGTCTTAACGGTGGCGGGCGCGGTGAACGCCGCGCTGCTGTCGTCCGTCAAGCTCGCCTGTAACATCACCTGGAACGATGAGGCTACAGACGCTAAGGTGTCTGACCTCATCGCTTCCGGGGAGGCGTACATTGACGGTAAGCTCGGCGCGGCTGGTGACTATGAAAATCCCGGGGAGCCGTTGACGCTGCTGAAGGAGTACGTCCGGTACGGCTTAAGCGACGCGCTGGATGTGTTTGAGACAAACTATCTGAACCGGCTGCTGGCCATGCAGAACGACAGGCAGGTGAAAAGCTATGCGGAAGCTACCGTTTCGCCCTGAAGACCGGCAGATCACGCAGCCCTACCGGGACGGCGTGGTCAAGATCTACACCATAACGGATGCCGCCCAGCCTGGATACCAGCCCAAGCCTACGCCTACGCTGGTGGAAACGCTGTTTTACGCGGAGCGGCACGTCGGCCTGCAGCGGTATTACAGCGGCAAGCAGGCGCAGGTGCAGGTGGAGCGCGTGATCCGGACGCAAACGCGCCCGTCGGTGAACCCCCAGTGCATCGCCGTCACAGAGGACGGCACGCAGTACGGCATCGAACTGGTGCAGCAGCTGCAGGATGTTTACCCGCCGTCCATGGACTTGACGCTCGTCCGGATCGAGCAGAAGTACGAGGTGCCCCATGAGTAGAAGACGAAATGTGCCCGAATCGGACACCGACAGGACGCCCCTGTGGGCGCAGCGGATCATCGCGGCGCATCTCGCCGTGACCGATGCAGTCAGCCACGGCGGGCGTATCCAGTCTGACCGCTACTTCGTCTGGCAGGAGGATGGCGCGAACGACTTCGAAGCCGGCGGCGTCCACGCCGAGAAAGCGGTCACCGGCTCTACGGACCTGTTTACGAAGCAGGAGTTCGACCCTTGGCGGGATGAGCTGGAAGCCGCCTTCGACGCAGCGGAGGTCGTCTGGAGCCTGAACAACTGCCAGTTCGAGGAAGAGACCGGCTTCTGGCACTACGAATGGGACTGGGAGGTGTTCGCCTGATGGCGCGGTTCGAATTTCGGGGAATCGAAGAGTACATCAATAAACTGGACACCTTTCGCCTTGTTACGAAAGATTCGATAATTGCCAGAACTACATACGCCGGAGCGGCTGTGGTGGCGAACGCTGTGCGAAAATCCATAGAGGCTCTCCCAGTCGGTTCGGGAAAATCTGAGGACGGCGGTCTTATCGACACGGTGACTGCGGCGCAGAAGCGTGGGCTTCTGGACGGATTTGGCATTAGCCCAATGCGGGACGATAACGGCTTTATCAACGTCAAGCTGGGATTTGATGGGTACAACGCTACACGGACGAAGAAATACCCTCGGGGGCAGCCCAATGTCTTGATCGCCAGATCTGTTAATAGCGGCACTACGTTCCGAAAAAAAACGAAGTTTGTGGACAAGGCCGTGAACTCCGCCAAGAAAGCGGCGGAAGCGGCAATGGACGCGGCGTGCAGCCGCGAAATTGAAAAAATCATGAAATAGGAGGTGCTGCTATGAGCGCAGCAGGAAAGGTCTGTACGGGCTTCAGCAAGCCCTACGTGGCCAAATATGCCAACGCTGGCGGCGCGGTCACCTACAGCGGCGTCATGCTGCTGGCGCGTGGCGTCAGCGTATCTCTGTCCCTGAATACCACGGACGACAACACGTTCTACGCCGACAACATTTCCGCAGAGACCGCAGCGGCTGTCTTTGCGGACGGCACCGCCACACTGACCGTTGACGGGCTTCTGACGGCGGCGGAGAAGTTTGTCCTCGGTCTGCCTGAGGCCACCGAGATCCAAGCGGGCGGCGGCGCGGTGCAGGTTTCCCACTACGGCGACGGCATGGAGATCCCCTACGTGGGCATCGGCTTTGTCGTCCGCTATCAGAGTGGCGGCGTGGTGACCTACGCGCCCGTGGTGCTGACGAAGGCGCGGTTCCAGCAGCCCGGTCTGGATGCTGCTACGCAGGAAGAGTCCATCGACTGGCAAACGCAGGAGCTGACGGCCACGCTGATGCGCGATGACACCACCAATCACGACTGGAAACTGGTGGGCGCTGATCAGCCCACTGAGGCAGCCGCTGAGGCCGTCCTTAAGGCGATTTTGGGCGGCGCGGCGTAAAAGGAGGGGCCTATGCAGATCTACGGCAGAGAAGTGGGCTTCCGCTTCACGGTGGGCGCCTCCACCAAAATTTCCGACCTCTGCCCGGACGGCGATATCACCCGTCTGGGGGAGGTGCTGGAGGGCCAGTATGGGCAGGTCACCCGCGACACAGCAGCCATTATGGCGGCCTTGAGCGAAGGGTACGAGCAGGCGCGCTCTTTCGAGGCTCCTGGTCGCGAGCCTGACCCTCTGACTGTTGACGAGCTGTTTTCGCTGCGTCCCAGCGAGTTCAACGCTTTACAGCAGGCGGCGCTGGCGGCCTGGACGGAAGACAGCAAGCCCACGGTGGAGGTAGAGCCCGAAAAAAAAGAAAGCGGCAAGGCGCAGGCGTCCAGCTGAACCTTGCTTGGCTCCTGTTTTACGGGCGAAAGCTGAATATGGGGAGGCAGGAGATCATGGTCACGCGATACGGTGAAATGCTGGACATGATCGCCTGCCTCGCTATTTATAACGGGGCTACCCCAAAGAAGAAACAGAAACACTGGACATTTGACGAAGCTATGAAAGTGAGGTGAGCCTATGGCTGTGAACATTGGCCCCAAGATCGGCGTAGACGGCGAGGCGGAGTATCGCCGGCAGATCAGTCAGATTATCCAGCAGTCCAAGACACTGGAGAGCCAGATGAAGCTGGTGGCTTCGCAGTTTACCGCTGCCACAACGGCGGAGGAGCGAAATGCCAAGACCGCCTCCGTGCTGTCCAAGCAGATCGATGTGCAGCGTGATCGCGTGAAGCTTCTGGCGGAGCAGACAGGCAAGGCGGCCGCCAAGTATGGCCCGCTTAATGAGTATACGCTCAAGTATCAGGAAAGCCTGAATAAGGCCACGGCCACGCTGAACAAGATGCAGAGCGAGCTGCGCAACACCTCCAGCGGCGTAGAGGAGCTGGGCGATGATATGCGCGAGGGCAGCGAGAATGCCTTGTCCTTTGGCGATGTCCTGAAGGCCAACGTCGCCTCTGACTTTATTGTTTCCGGCATCAAAGCGATGGCGTCAGCTATCAAGGAGGCTACCGCAGCGCTTGTGGATCTCGGCAAGCAGTCCATTATGGGCTTTGCCGAGCAGGAGCAGCTTATCGGCGGCGTGGATACCCTGTTCAAGGAGTCCTCCGCGCAGGTGCAGCAGTATGCCAACGACGCCTACAAGACTGCCGGCCTGAGCGCGAACCAGTACATGGAGACCGTCACCAGCTTCTCCGCGTCTCTGCTGCAGTCTCTGGGCGGCGACACGGCTGCGGCAGCTCAAAAGGCCGACCAGGCTATTACGGACATGTCCGACAACGCCAATAAACTGGGCACGGACATGCAGAGCATACAGGATGCCTACCAGGGCTTTGCTAAGCAAAACTACACCATGCTGGACAACCTGAAGCTGGGTTATGGCGGCACGAAACAGGAGATGGAGCGGCTGCTCGCAGACGCCGAGAAGTTCTCCGGGATCAAGTACGACATCTCCAGCTATGCTGACATTGTGGACGCCATCCACGTAGTCCAGACGGAGATGGGCATCACGGGAACGACGGCAAAGGAGGCGTCGACCACCATCCAGGGCAGCGCCAACGCCATGAAGTCGGCGTGGAGTAACCTTATCACCGGTATGAGCAACGAGAATCTGGATCTGGACAAGCTGGTGCAGAATGTGATCGACAGCGTCAACACCTTCGCAGACAACCTGCTGCCGCGCCTGCAGGTCATGCTGCCGCGCTTCGCGGAGGGTGTGACGCAGCTTGTGAACGGTCTGGTGCCCTATGTAGGGCCTGCGCTGGAGCTGCTGTTGCCGTCCTTGGTGCAGGGGATAGGTAGTCTTGCCTCTGGCATCGTGCAGGCTCTGCCGGCGGCGGTGGAGGCAATCTCCGCCGTGGTCCCCATGCTGGTGGAGCAGATTGCCATCCTGCTGCCCCAGATCGTAGACGCAGGCATCGGGATCATCGTCGCGCTTGCTGACGGCATTGGCGAGAATCTGCCAGCGCTGGTCCCTGCTGCGGTGGATGCCATCATTACGGTGGCCGATGGCCTGCTGGACCATATTGACACACTTATCCTTGCGGCAGGGAAGCTTACCGTCGGCATGGCGCAAGGTCTGGTGGAGGCGCTGCCCCGTCTGGTGGTGCGGCTGCCGGAGATCATCGGTGCCATTGCAAAGGGTCTCCTTTCCGGAATGGCTGCTATTGGCGAAGTCGGGTCGCAGCTGGTTCGCGGCCTATTTGACGGAATCTCCAATGCGGCGTCGTGGCTTTACGACAAGCTTCGGGGCTGGGTAAGTGATGTCCTGGGCTGGGTCAAGGGTTTGTTCGGCATCAATTCCCCCTCCAAGGTTTTTGCTGATGAAGTGGGCAAGTTCATCCCGCCCGGCATCACGGTAGGCGTTGAGAAGGCAATGCCGAAGGCTATGCGCGACATGAGCGCAGAGCTGGGCGCGCTATCGAACATCCCGATGCCCGGCAGTAGCACCACCAATCTGGGCGGCGTCAACATCGTGGTATACGGAGCGCAGGGGCAGGACGTCAGCGAGCTGGCTGATATCGTCATGGCGCGGATGCAGAGTGCGGTGGAGCGCAGAGAGGCGGTGTTTGCATGATTTTCTGGGCTGGAAGATCCTCCGACGACGTCCACGTCGTGGTGGAGCGCTACCCCAGCGTAAAGCTGGCCGGGCGCAAGCTGGACACGCAGTCCGTGCCCGGGCGAAACGGCGACCTGCTGTTTCTCCAGGACGCCTACCAGAATTATGTGCAGGCGTACAGCATCTACATCAGCGCGGAGCGGATGCGGCTCCCCCGCGCTATGCGCGCGGTGGCTGATTGGCTCTGTGGCCCGCGTGGGTACCAGAAGCTGGAGGACAGCTACGACGTAGAAACCTACCGCAAGGCCTATTTCGCCGGCCCGCTGGACGTGGAGAGCGTCATGCACCGGTTTGGCCGCGCGACGATCGAGTTTAACTGCCAGCCGCAGAGGTTTCTCCGTATCGGAGATATGCCGGTGCAGGCCGTGCAGGGGGAGGTTTTGCGAAACCCCACCGCGTTCACGGCTCTGCCCACGATCACTGTCGCCGGAACGGGGGCCGGGACCCTGACGGTAGGCGATGTCACTGTCAGCATCAGCAGCATGCCTCGCGGCGCTGTTGTGCTCGATTCGGACACGCAAAACGCCTCCTACGGGGCCTTTAACCTGAACAATACTGTCTCCGCGCCGGAGTTTCCCACGCTGCCGGCCGGGGAAAGCGTCGTCCGCTGGACGGGCGGCATTACAAGCGTGGAGATCATCCCGAGGTGGTGGACACTATGAAACCGATTCTGTATGACGCCGACCGCACAAGCTTCCCGGCGAGTGTTGACAATGGGCTGGGCGTTCTTGCAGACGCCATGTCCTGCAAGGTGACGCAGGAGCTGAACGGCCAGTACGAGCTGGAGCTGCACTATCCGGTGGAGGGAATCCACTACGGAGAGATCGCGCTGCGCGCCATTCTTCGGGCTACCGTTGGCCCAGACGGCAAGCTGCAGCCCTTTAGGGTATATCGCATCGTGCCCGGCATGAACGGCACAGCGGCCATCTACGCGCGGCACATCGCCTATGATCTCGGCGGCTATGTGGTGTCTCCGTTCACGGCAACGGATGCGCCGTCTGCTGTGGCGGGCATCAAGAGCCACGCGCTGCCGGCAGGAATGCCGTTTACCCTGGGCACCGATAAGACCACCGTGGCTGCCTTGAGCGTCATGGTGCCCACCAGCGCATGGGGCCTGCTGGGCGGTCAGCGGGGCAGCCTGCTGGACGTATACGGCGGCGAGTACGAGTTTGACGAGTGGGTGGTGCGGCTGCTGACGCGCCGCGGAGCGGACCGCGGCGTATCGGTCCGGTATGGAAAGAACTTGACAGATCTGACACAGGACGCCAACTGCGCCAACTGCTACACGGGCGTGGTGCCTTACTGGCGCGGAAACGATGTCACGGTCACGGCTGCGCCAGTGTACGCAGAGGGCGACTACGGCTACGTCCGCCTCATGCCGCTGGATCTATCCTCCAGCTTCGAGCAGCGGCCCACGCAAGCGCAGCTGCAGGCCGCAGCTACATCCTACATCAAGCAGAACCGCCTCGGCGTTCCCGCGGTGAGCTGGGACGTAAATCTGGCGCTGCTATCGCAGGCATCTGGATACGAAGATGTGTCCTATCTGGAGCAGATCTATCTGGGCGATACCGTAGGCGTCTACTTCCACCGTCTGGGCGTGGATGCCAAGGCGCGGGTGAATCGGATCGTGTGGGATTGCCTGCTGGAGCGCTACGACAGCGTAGCCCTTGGCAGTGTCAAGGCCAACATCGCGTCCACCATCGCCGGGCAGCAAAGGGAGATCGACGCCAAGCCGTCCGTCTCGCTGGTGGAGCAGATTTCATCCGGCCTGGCAGCCGCGCTCCTGGGGGCAAATGGCGGCTCCGTCAGGCTTTTGGATGCGAACGGAGACGGAGAACCGGACGAGCTGTACATCGCTGACGATCCTAACCCCACCAAAGCCAAGAAGGTGTGGCGATTCAACTACGAGGGCTGGGCCGCCAGCAGTACTGGCTACAATGGCCCCTACACGATGGGTGCCACCATTGCCGGAGGCATCCAAGCGTGGATGATCACGGCGGCCAATCTTGTGGCTGGCACCATCGCCAGCGAACAGGGGAATTTCCTGATCAACCTGGACGGCGGCACCATCGATACCAGCGCCACCGGCGCGACTTATAAGAACTCCAACTACTCGAAGGCGGATCTTGACCGAATCAACCAGATCAACATCAAGGCTGTCACGCCAACGCTGGCCGACTATGAAAAGCTGGATGTCAATGGTGATGGTACAATCAGCATCACCGATACCGTGCAGATCCAGCAGATCATCAGCGGGGTGCGAACGGTAAACTTCACTACGCGGTGGCGCCTGCGCATCGACCCCGCCGACGGGAACAGCCTCTTGAAGATCTATCGTGTCTACCACAACAACATCACCGGCGCGGACACCGAGAACATCGTGTTCTCGGTGGGATTTGGCCGCGCCGCGGCCAACACGATCGGCGCGCAGTACGGCGAGATCGAAAAAGATCTGTCCGTAGGTGGATCTGTCGACGCATCCAATTACAAACAGGACGGAAAGACTGTCATATTCCCAACGCAGAAGGTCATCGGGTACGTCGTGTACTGCACGGGCGGCAGCGGGAATCAGGCGGGGTGCTTTATCCCCGCGGGGCAGTCAGGCAGCTACCAATGCGCTTCCAACGACTGGTACTGCGCCTTCAGCTTTGACGGCGCGGGGAGCGTCACGAAAACCGGTGGCACCGGAGATATTTCACGGGTGGCCACCGTCAACAACTTCTAAGGAGGTGCTGTTATGGCGAATAGTTTGGCAGTCAAGCAGGCCGTGCAGCTAAGTATGACCTTGAACGGTGTGCCGCCCACGCTGCACATGGTGCAGGGCGACACCAATTCGCGGGCCATCTCCGCGTCGCTTTGGGCCGGCGCGGAGCCATACAACGTCCCCGCAGGGGCTTCCGTGATGCTTCGCTTCAAAAAACCGGACGGCACCGGAGGGCTGTACAGCGAGACAGAGACGCAGCGGCCCATCACTTGGGCCGAGAACAGCGTCACCATCCCTGTAGCGGCGCAGGTGCTGACAGCCGAAGGCACTGTGCTCGCCCAAGTAGATGTCTATGCGGGCGAAAGCGACTCGTCCGCGGAGCGGTTGGCAAGCTTTGCTTTCATGATCCTCGTGCAGCCGGACGTTTACCCGGATGCGCAGATCATCTCCAGCGACTACTACAACATCCTTGCTGCCGACATCGCAGACGCGAAGGCCGCAGCGGATCAGGCCAAGGATTACGCGGCCGCCGCCAAGAAGAGTGCGGATAGCGCCGCGACATCGGTCGAGGGCGCTGTCAAGTATAACACCTCGCAAACCCTGACCGACGCCCAGAAGGCGCAGGCTCGGTCAAACATCGGCGCACCTGCACCGTATACGGCGGGTGATGGTATCGCCATCAGCGGCAGCGTCATCGCTGCCAAAGCGCAGCCCTGCAACCGGAATCTGCTGGACAACTGGTACTTCGGTGCGCCGGTGAATCAGCGGGGCAAGACGGTGTACAGCGGCGCGGGGTATGGAATCGACAGGTGGAAAGCCGAAGCTGTAACCCCTAATGTCACTACCATTAAGGACGGATATATCGAACTGTCGCAGAACGCGCTGATTTCACAACTTTTGGAGGAGCCGTACAGCCTGTGTGGAAAGCAGGTCACTGTATCTGCACTGACGACAACGGGGCTATACTCCGCCACCGCGACCGTCCCCAGTAAAGAAGAACTGTCGGCCATTACGACCGACGAGACTATCGGGGTCAGCTATTTCGCGGTTAACGGGAATAGCACCGGCTATGTATGCCTTCAGCACAGCAAGGAGCACACGACCAAAGTGATGCTCAGAGCGTATTCGGGGTATACCGTGGGCGTTATTGCCGTCAAGCTGGAGCTTGGCTCCCAGCAGACGCTGGCCCATCAGGTCAGCGGCGCGTGGGTGTTGAACGAGCTGCCGGATTACGGCGAGGCGCTGACCAAGTGCATGAGATATCTCCAGATCATCTCCACGCCCTACGACACCTCCGGCAACGGCGTGGCCATCGGCTACGCCAACAACACCGTCGACCTGTGGGTGCCCATCCCTCTGGCTGTGCCAATGCGCATATCGCCCACGCCCACCATCCCCACCGGCGGCGCCGCGCTGCTTAAGGTGGGAAAGACTTCCGGCAGTCCGAAGGACGTCACCAGGGTCACAGGCGGCTGGGCGATGCAAACCGGCGGGGCTTGCAGCATGCGAAGCCTGATCTTTACGTCCAGCGGCCTGACGGCGGGCGAGACCTACGCCCTGTTCATGCAGCAAGGGGCACAAATCGTGCTCAGCGCCGAACTGTAAGGGGGTGACCTGATGGAAGCATGGACAAATGTCGGTGTGCCGCTGATCGTGGCGCTGCTGACCTCAACCGCCCTGTGGGGCGTGGTGAGCAAGGTGATCCTCAAACGGATGGAGCTGACAGCCAAGCGCAGCAAGGCAGACGAGGCGCAGCGGAAGATGCTGGTGGGGCTTGCCCACGACCGCATTATCCACCTCGGCATGGTGTACATCGAGCGGGGCTACGTCACACAGGACGAGTACGAGAACTTACAGGTGTACCTCTACGAGCCGTATGAGGAGATGGGCGGCAACGGCAGCGCACGGCGAGTTATGGAGGAAGTTCGGAAGTTACCCATACGGTGAGACAAAAAGCGGAACAGGCGCAGACGCGCCGGAAAGGACGGCGAGGAGAATGCTACAGAAAATCCAGTCCAATTTGCTCCTGACGGTGAAGAACTCGGACGGGAGCGATATGGATTTCTCGAAGGCCACCAACATCCTATTTGGCATTAGGCAGCAGCCGAGCCTATATCTGGAGTTCCCGGGGGTGTGGGTGAATGGCCAACTCTTGGTGCAGATCCCTTTCGAGGATGCTATGAAATTGGCCGTCACTGCCACTAAAGTGCAGCTGTTCTGGACTGACGAAAACGGGCAGAAGCATGCCACGGCGGCGAGCGCAATCTCCGTCGAGGAGCTGATCAGGGAGGCTGGATATGATTAAGCTGTGTCTGTCGGTACAGGCTGAATCTTGCGAGCTGCTGGCCCGATCGGACGAGTATTCTCTCTCAGCGATCGCCGCTGAGGTCGTGCCGTCAGGCGGAGGAACCTTTGAGGTTTCGTGGCACGAATGGGATAATGTGATCGTACCAGACGGTGGGTTGAACGCTTTTGATTTCACTTCGTCAGAAAGCGGAGAAAAACTGTCAGATCATCAAGTTAAAGGGATGTTTGTATACAGTCCGAGCGCGGTATCGTCAGGGGATAATAATGAACAGCCTGCATTATTGATTGTAAACGGAGAATATATGTTTGATTTGGCGACCTTTACCAGAAATCCTGCGGGATACCTCAGACTTTTGCTAACGGTGGAGAATGGAATGCTTGTCGTAAGATACTACAAGAGAGACACTGACGCAAGCGTTACTTTCAATGCAACGCATGTTGTAATAAACAAACAAGGTTTCCGTTACCCCAGTGCTATTTCAAGAGATGCCGTATCCGTCATTGGATACGGAAAAACGTTAAAGGCGTTTAATCAAATTCAGTCGGTCCGGATTGAATCAAATGGTCAAGTTGCAAAGGGTGTTGAGTTTGATGTCCAAGTCCTATATTGAGGGGATGTGCGGAAGCTGCCCATACGGTGAGACAAAAATGGAACAGGCCGACAGGCCGGAAAGGAATTTGTTATGAAACTGAACAACAAGGTATACGACATCCTGAAATGGCTGGTCATCATCGTTATGCCCGCCGTGGCCACGCTGTACGCAGCGTTGGCGGCGGTGTGGGCGTGGCCCTATGCTGACGAGGTGGTGACCACCATCACCGCCGTGGACACGTTCCTCGGCGCGGTGCTGTGCATCAGCACGGCACAGTACCACAAGGAGGCTGGCAACAATGGCTAAGAGGGTGTATCTGTCCCCCAGTGACCAGCGAAGCAACAGCTATGCGGTGGGCGACACTACCGAGGCCATCCAGTGCGGGCGCATCGCAGAGGCTTGTAAGGCCGCGCTGGAGCGCTCCGGTGTGGAAGTGATGCTGGGGCAGTACGACACTATGGCAAACCGTGTGGCGGCGTCCAACCGCTTTGGGGCTGATCTGCACGTCCCTATTCATTCCAACGCCTGCAACGGCAAGGCCAACGGTACGCACCTGTTCTGTTACAGCGGCGACCGGAACAGCGCCGGGTACAAGGCGTGTCAGGCCGTGATGAACGTACTTGGCCCGATTACGCCGGGTGCGCCGGACGTGATCCGAGCCTATCCCGCACTGTACGAGGTGAAGCACCCTGCCGCCACGACGGTGTATATCGAGGTGGACTTCCACGATGTCCCCGGTGTTGCCCGGTGGATCATCGACAATACCACCCTGATCGGCGAGACTATCGCCAAGGGCCTCTGCGCGGCGCTGGGCGTGCCCTTTGTTGAGAGCGCCAACGTGCCGGTGCCTGCACCTGCGGCGCAGGATGTGACCATCCCCATGCAGGTGCGGATGCTCAAGCGCGGCATGAAGGGCGCGGACGTGAAAACCCTGCAAGCGGCGCTGATCGCCTACGGGTTCTCCTGCGGTGCGGCCGGTGCGGACGGAGACTTCGGCGGCGGCACTGAGGCGGCGCTGAAGAAGTTCCAGACCAAGTACAATCTTGGTGCGGACGGCATCGCCGGTAAAGGCACCTGGGGCAAGCTGCTGGGACAGTAAGGTGAAAAATATCCCGCACCGTTTCGGCGCGGGATATTTTTTTGCTTAAAATTACGATTTCCTCTTGACATACCACGCAATGCGTGGTAATATATAGACAGATCAAGAAACAGTGCAGCCGCACAGCGGCAGAAAGGGAAATATCATGAAAAAGACTTTTTATTCCGTCACTTACGCAGTATGGGGCTCCAGCTTCTGCCGCGAGGCATGGTTTGACAGCAAGGCCGCAGCGGACGCTTTCGCGGCGCACGATTACCGGGACGACCCGGTGGCCCACACCTACAGCAAGGCGGACAGCATACGCACCGCCGAGGAGCGCGTGGCCGCTACGGCAGCAGAGCTAATCGCCTGATAGCAGTAACGCTTCTGGCGGGGTTGAGCGCATCAGCCCCACCCCATGAAAAATTTTGAAAAGGAGGAACATAACATGAACGCACAGGAATTGATTTTGCGGTACAAGATTGCCCTGAAGATTGACGAACACGGCCAGCCAACCGGGAATCTGGTCGTTTACCGCGCCGACAAAGCGGCTCTTGCCGCTATCAAAGCCGCAAAGCCGGAGATCGCGTCCATGCTGCTGGAGCAGCGCGAAGCCGGTATCCGCGCAGAGCAGGAGCGACAGAAGAAAATCGCCGCTATCCCCGGACTGCGAGAGATCGAAGCCGCCAGTGCCGATCTGGTAAATTGGAAACTGGAATTTGACGCCAGTTTTGACAGCGAGAACGGCGGCGGCGTGGGTGTCCGTCCCAAGCCGAAGTATGACATGGATGCCATGTACGCCCAGTACCCCTGCGCCAAGGCGTATTTGGACGCGCAGGAGTTCGCGGCGTCCGAAAACGACGCAAAATCCGCAGCTGGGAAGAAGGCGCTGGACGCCATCATCAACGGCGAAAACTACGAACAGGCCATCGCCGCCATGAACAGCGACTGGGCGACACACTGCGAATCCCACCTTTGGGACTGAAGGAGGAGTTGTCATGAAAAACATGGAGATCAAGACCTACGGCAGAAAAATCAACATGGAGACATTGGCCAACGCCTCCAATTCCACCAAGGGCCTGGGCTCCCGCACGGGGGAGTATGTGGAGATTTTTTACGACAAGTCCACCGGCGATGTCTGGTGCAAGTACCACTGGGACCGTGAGGAGTGGACGGTCTACCACGACGCTGACGTCATTAAGGTTGGCATCACCGCCCGCTACAAGTCCCAGCAGCAGATCGCGGACATGATCGCGGACGCGATGGCGGACTACGAGCAGACAGAACGCGAGAACGCCATATATCTGGCGGGTGGGACGCAGTCATGACGGCGCTTGACATTTCCCGCGCAGCGTGGTAACCTATTCTCGTCGGATGCAGGAGGCGCTTGCATCCGTGGATTGAAAAGGTGAGAAGGACAAGTCCTTCAACCGCGGGAAGAGCACCGGTCACCGGTGCTTTTCCTTTTTCACATTTTCACCTATGAAAGGATATTAAACATGACAGACAAACTGTTTTGCACCCTTTTCGCCGCAGCGCTCGCCGCCGCCGACCGCGACACCTTTGTATCCGACTGGTCGCTGTCCTCCGTCTGGGGCGATGCACCGGACGCGGACATACCCGCAGACCGCATCGATACGCTGGCGCGTCTCTGGGACGCCGCCCACCTGACGATCCGCGACATCCGGCAGCACACCGGCCTATCCCAGGCGGCCTTTGCCACTCGCTACTGTATCCCCACCCGCACGCTGGAGGACTGGGAGCGCGGCGCACGGAGCTGCCCCGACTACCTCCGCCTCTTGCTGGCGCAGGCGACCGGAGCATATCAGCGGCCACAGGCATAGGCTGTTGCCATTTCGTTGCCAAAAGTTGTTTTTATTAAGCACAAAACAGTCCGCAAGGCTGGACGGTTTTTGCGTTTGCTTAGACGCGCGACGAGCCGCAAAGCCTTACAAACAAAAGGGAAAACCGCCTGATCGTTGCGATCAGGCGGTTTTCCCTTTTGGTGGAGCTGAGGGGAGTCGAACCCCTTG